CTGGGTATTGGTATACAGGCTAGGTTCTAGCGTGTCGCCCGTCGAGGCTTCACCTAGGAGCCATCCCCCATCTTCTAGGAGGATATGCCCGCCGTCTTCTAGGACAAGCGGGTCAGTCGCGGGCATCGGCACGACTGCGCCTGCCCGTTACAGTTGGAAGATGCCGGAGGCGTTCCAAGTGATGACGATATCGCCACCATTGGGCGTCACTGGCAATCCCGTAACGCCCGTGTCGATATAGGCTACAAGGCGGGAAGTGGCCGCACTGCCCGTATCAATGTAGATCAGCAGCGCCTCAATGCTTGCCCCCGTCACCGCCGTATAGGTCACGTCGTCGCCATCAAACAGGCCGTTGGTGACGGTCGTGTTGTTGATGGTCTGCGGCGTCCCAATGACGGCAGTACCCGATACCGAACTGTAGAACTCGTCCGCAGCGTTATAGGTGTAGTTGCCGGTATCAATCAGGGCAACCTTGACGGTGCCATCGTTCAGATCGACGTTGGCAGAGGCGTCAAGGAGCGCCTGCTTGTACTTGGGATAGACCGCATTAGCCATGCTTTTAGACCTTCAATGCAGCAAGTTTGGCGTTAAAGGCAGCCTTGTCGGCTTCCAACGCCTTACGCTCGGCAGCCACCTTAGCCTTATCAGCCTCAACGGCGTTCTGAGCGTCAGCCAGCGCAGCGTTAGCCGCAGCCGAACTCTTGGCAAAAGCCACCTTCTCGGCTTCAAAGTCAGCCGATTCGCGGGCAAGCGCCGACACGTCAGCCGATAACTTTGCCTGAGCCGATTTCAGCGCTTCTTCGCGCTTGGCGACATCTGCGCTGAGGGCCAGCACAGCGGCCTCAGAAGCCTTCACAGACGCCGCAGTGGCCTCTGCCGCAGCCTTGATCTTTTCGGCATCGGCCAGCGTTTTGACCTTGGCGTCGTGGGCAGCGACCTGATCTAGCAGGCCGCGCAGTTCCTTGATGCGGCTGTCAAACGCGCCGGTCAGGGCGGCATTGACGGCGGCCACATCCAAAAGGGCCAGATTGTCTACAGTTTGGGATGAAACAAACATGGGTTAATCCGCCATCGCAATGCAGTAAAGGTTGCCGCCCGCCGCGTCTTGAATGGCCGATACGGTAATCGGCGCACCAGTCGTGTTGTCGGTGGGGATGATGATGGGAGCGTTAGCCGGAAGCGGCAGATCTGCCGTCGTCGCGGTTGCGCCCACACGAACGTAAGCCGCCGTGCTGCACCACAGCAGAACGGACGACGTAGACGGCGGAACGGTCGTCGAGCCTGCCGTGCCGGTGTATGCGGTCTTCGTGGCCGACCCGTAGATCGGGCGACGAATAACCAAGCCAAGTGATGCAGCCATGTAGGGTTACCTCAAGCCAAGAAGCGTAAGCGGTATAAAGTACTCAGATACAGCGAAACAATCTCGTCAATAATGTTCTGAATCGCCGTTTCTTCCTTATCGCAGAACTTGTAGCGGTTAGCCTCAATCTCGGCCAACTGGTCCTGCAAAAACTCAATGACGTTGCTCGTCTTTTTAGCCGACTGAAGCGAGATAGGCCCGATCAGGCCGTGACGACCCTGATAAGCCTCTGCGAAGTCATCCGCCAGCCCAACGACGCTCTCGTAAAACTTACCGAGCGCCTTGTGTTTGGCGTATGAGCGGGTGTTCAGATGCACGGAATGGGTCACATCCCGCGCTAGGAACAACAAACCTACGAAGTCAGCCGGTTTCATGCCATACCCTCGCCCATCATCGGAGCCTCACGAGGCGCTTCCGGGGGCATCAAATCACCTGTTGACATCATACCCGAAATTGTGCCCATAACGATGTCCTGAATCTGCTCTTCGTTCAAGCCGGACTGGACAGCGCTAATACGCTTGGTTTCGGCGTCATACGCCTTGACCTGCGCCTCGTACTCCTTGATCCGCAGTTCCGTGGCTTCCATCGAACGCGAGACGTTCTGGAGCATCTGGAACATCTGATCCATCTCAGCGCCCATCGCTTCAATCTGCTGGTTAGCAGCCTGCAACGCTGGGTCTTCGTCTGGATCGGCAAGCAGTTTCGGATCAATGGTCTTAGAGAGACGCTTGGCGATTTCCTGCGCTCCCGGCCAATCCATGTTCTTGACGAACAGGTCGCCTGCCACGCCCCAAAGGTTCGGGTTGGCTTGCAGGATTTGCGACATCGCGTCCATCGCTTCTTGGCGCTTGGTCATGTAAGACGGGCCGGTCGTGACGGCTACGTCGTACTTACCAACGGACGGGTTGTAGATTTTCTCAATGACAACGCCAGCCTGATCCACCAACTTACGGACAGGCTCTTGCTGCATCGGGTCGATACGCACCGTCGAGGTTTCCCCGTCGATGCCGATGATGCGAGCGATACGCTGGGTATCGTAAATCTTCGGAATCAAGTCAACGAGTTGACGCGTAACGTAGCGGATAGCGCGGGCAAGGTTATCGACGTAATGATATGACCCCGTATCGCCCTGACGTTCACGCGCCAATATGGCTCGACCCGAGCGCTCGTTAGACGTGGCGCCAAGGCTGGAGTCATAGTAGCCCGTCGTAGACTTAATGTCGTCCGACGCGCCCATCTTAGCCTGAATAAGTCCCGTTTGTGCAAGGGGTGGGGCGGCACGTTGGGGCAGCGGCAGCATGTTGCCAGCGCCGTCCGTAACGTCAGGATTGACCTCCAAATACGGCCAGTTCTGGGTGTTGGCGGTCTTCCACTGATGTTCGTATCCCTCAAACTGCCCACCGTAGCCGATAAACGGCGCTTTGGGGGCCAAGGCGAGCATTTCCGCCTCTTGGGATACCCAGTAGTTGTACATGCGCTGCGCGTCTTTAGCGTTACGCACGAGGCCGCTGATGTAGATACGGCCTTCAACTTCGTACTCGTTGCCGACAACGCGGACAACCGGAATCGACTTACCCGGCCACTCCTGCTCTTCCAGCACTTCGTAGCCGTTCGTCTTCATCCACTTGATCTTGCGGATGTCTACGTCACGGGTGCGAACAGGGGCAAGGCCCATAGCCTCCATTTGCGCGGCTTCGGGCGAGTCGGCGTAGGCGGTCATACCGCCCGGATACAGGTTTAACTTCGCTTTTTCGTAGTAAGCGTAGAAGTATTCCGCAATCCGTACTGAATCGTCGGTAATCCACTGCGCCAGATTCTCGTCACCAATACCACGGCTCTGGATCGACGAGATGGGTTCGGCGTCAGGAAAATGACGCTCAAACTCCTCACGGGGCATGTCCTCGGTTATGAAACACCATTCTGCATCGGCTCCGCACGGGTCTTGGATGTGCGGGTCCATATATACCGAGAACGAATTACGAACGCGAGCAATACGGATGTCTTGGTCGAACGAATCGGGGTCGCAATACTCGGTCAGGATGCGGATATAGCCTTCGCCATACGTGACTTGATTTTCACAAGCGGTGTCGTAGGCAACGTCAGCATCCGAGATGTACTCGATGTGCCGGACAATGCCGTCAAACACTTCGGCAACTTCGATGTCCGCCTTGTCATCAACCGGAATGACTTTGCCCGCAGGGCGGTTCTGGCGCTGGTCGTTCGTGACTTGACGCACATGCTGGGGCAGTTTGTTGATGGTGAGGCAGGGACGAGCGTTGATCGTCTGACCCTGCACTGCGCCACGGGTGGCTAAGACTTCCTGCGGCCACTGCCAGCGGTTGTCCGGGCTACCTGCCATAAAGCGCAGGTCGTCTAGTTCGCTGTCCCGAGACTCGCTATAAGCCGTCAGGGACACCTGCATCCGGGTACGCGCTTGGGCAAGAATATCGCCCGTATTACGCGCACGGCGGCTCTCGGGCGTATTAGCCACCTGAGCCGCGCCCTTCATCCCTGTCGGGTCTTTAGCCATTACTTGCCCTTCTTACCGGCTTTACGCTTTACCGAATACGCGATGGCAACGGCCTGCTTAACAGGCTTGCCAGCCTTCACTTCAGCGCGAATGTTCTTGCGGAAAGCCCCCTTAGAGGCGGACTTTACGAGAGGCATTAACGCATACCCCGTTTCATCGGAGTCGGTCGAAAATCAACCGCAGTGCGGATCATGTCCTCGTTAACGCGCTTTGGCATACGCGGAGCAGGCATCCGGGGCTTCTGCATCCGGCTGTTTTGGATCATGTCACCGACTGTTGCGCCGGGAGACACGCCGATTGGACCGGGGTTTTTCTTTCCGTACATGTTTTTTAGCCTTTTTTGGAGGTTTTACGGGGTTTTCGGGCGGTAAGGGCTGACTTTCTGAAATTGGCAGCCGTTGGAGCGCCCTTAGAACCCGGTTTACGCATCTTTTCGCCCGATCCCGCAGCGATTCGAGCGCGTTTAGCATTAATGTTCGCATATAGTCCCTTGTTTGCAGCCATTTCAGCATTTCCATCGTTTTAAGGATGCTTTAGCGCGTTCGGCTGGCCCCTTGGCGTTGCGAACGACCCCTTTCATGCGGGCGCAAAACGACTTTTTACGTCCTGCGTCCGCTTTTGTCTTCGGACTGGGCGCCGGAGCCTTCAAATTAGACCCCGTTGCACGATTATATTTTGCACGGCCTTTCGCGGTCAATCCCGCCCCTCTTGACACGGACTGCTTTTCTCCTCTACCAACTGAGAGGCTGACGGACTTCTTAGCCATTAGGCACCCATCCAAGTGTTAATCATGCCGCTCTCACGGCTCGTAGTAATCGTGCGGGGACGCTCGCGGTATTCGCGGTGCGCCACAGGATATGCAAACGTGACGGCGATGGCATCGGCAGCGTCAGGCGATGCAAGGCCACGCGATTTCATGTCTTTCTTCGACTCCAGCAGGATAGAGCCAGAGGAATTAATTTTCTGTTTTGGCCCTGTCAGGTCAGCCTTTAACTGCCTATCATTGGGTAGCGCAGCGTCTTTCAGCCACGACTTCATTTCGCCCCACAACTCTGCACGTTTGTTTTGCCACATAGCCGGGGTCTTGGACTTCCATCCGAAGTTAACGCCACGCACTACCTTATAACGCTGCTCTTTCAAGCGATCAAGGATGCCGTAGCCTAATCCGCCTTCGTCGAGGACGACGAGTGTGGGTTGGTACTCGTCAATCGCGTCGATAACTCGGCCAACAATCTCCATCGTGTCTTCGCCTTTAAAGCGCTTGATGGCGATGATGTCTCGACCTTTGCGGACGGCGATAACGGTCGAGTCCGCTCCGCTGCGAGCCGGATCGACTCCAATAACAATAGGCGCCGTCTCATCCTTGTACTTGCTACGCGACATTGCCAAATCCACAAGGCTAGGCGGTATAAACTGGTCGTCACCTTCTGACGGAAACTCTCCATAGACTTCCACCTTGGCTTGCGGTGAGTCGATGCCGTATTCGTCGATGATCTGTTGATAGACGGACTTATCGGTTTCTTCAACGGTGCGAGCGTCAATGTTGCGGGTGTTCCAGAACGCACGCTTAGAGTGGAACGCCTCGAAGAAGTAGCCCTCGTTACGACGGGGGTTGCTAAAGGCCATCCAAAAACGATTCGGGGTGTTCTCCGTAAAGAAGCCTGCCGTCACCGACCAGATAGGGTCAGGGATACCGCTGGCTTCGTCGAAAATCACCATAACGCCGTCAAAGTTGTGGACACCCGCATACGAGTCGGGGTTTTCTTCTGACCACAGGCGACCCTCAACGGACCAGTAACGAGTACCTTTCTTAAGGTCACGTTCAACGAGTTCGGCGAGCCACTTAGCAGGCATCACGCGGGTGGCGCTAATCTCAAACCAATGCGAATTGATGAGCAATGCTGCCCACTTAGTAATTTCTGCCCATGTGATCGAGCGTAACTGCGCTTCCGAGTTGGCCGACACAATGGTCGTCGAGCCTATGCGGGTACTGAGCATCCAGAGGATGAGCCACGACACCAGCGCAGACTTACCGATACCGCGCCCCGAAGCCGTTGCCATACGCAGGACTTCGTAGGAGGCTTCGTAAGAGGTGGGGGTTTTATTCTTCGCAACATGCTGGGCAATGTCGCGCAAAATGGCTCGCTGCCACTTACGCGGACCCTTGAAGTGTTCTAAAGGCGTGCCTTTCTGGCCCCAAGGGAAAGCGAGCAGCACGAAGGCCTCTGGGTCGTCCTTGATGACGGGCGACCAGAGTTTGCTCATCAGCAACTCTTCTTCTTCGGGGCTATAGATCGGCTGTTGCACGTTCGTCCTTCAAGGTTAGCGGCTCAGTAGCCTCATGCGCTAATTGATCCGGCGTAGCGTCATATACGCGGCCCGCCAAGACGCGAGATTCTGCCTCTTGCAGCGCGGCGACAATACTAATCTGGGATTTGATATCAACTTGGACTTGCTGTTTAGCCACCCAACCATGAAGGTTTTGGAGCAGGGCAAGCGCGGCTTTGGTGTCCCCATTAATCGCGCCTTCTCGCAAGGCCGACGCTGCCTCAACCTCAGAGTCCGCACGACCTTTCCCCTCGGCGACCGCAGCCGCGTTATCTAACTGGCAGAGTCTACGGTACTCGACAGGCAGTAACCCTGCCGCAAAGGCCAAGGCGTCACCCTTTAGCCCGAGTTTGGCGGCGTCGTAAATCTTTTGCAGAACCTCCGGCGATGCCTTCAGTTCACGAGGCGCAAAAGGAATGGACTTAAAGGATTCTGTTACGAGGTTCATACCGGAACTCTTTGCCAGAACAGGCGGGAACGTCAGACATCCAACCGTGGTGGACAGCGTGGGCACACCAGACCTTCTCAGCAACCCTAGTCACTTGAGCAGCCCAGAAGCAAGAGCGGCATACCAGAGACTTGGCAGCAAACTCTGCCCACTCCAACTCCGACATACGTATCGACATAAGCGGACTGTAACAGAAGGTTTGGCGAGAGAGAAAGGGGCAGTAGCAACGTGCAGGGTGATCCTGCCGGGAGGCCGCGATCTCCAACAACCGTGGAGCCTGTGTGCCGAGGCGGAAGCGTCTAGGGATACGTTTAGTGCCTTAGATTGTGCGGCTCTTGGACATTCAAATTATCCAAGTCATCAAAACCGCTTCAGTTACCTCTCGGTCGCTACCAGCGCATCTGGTCAGACGTTGCAAAAGGAATGTTAGCAGAGTTTAAAAAAAATAAAAAAGTTTTTGTGAGGGCATCGTAATCGTGACCGGCCAACCC